CGGGACTAAGCGGGCGTCCAACCCGTGGGGTCTTAAACTATGGAAAAAGTAACTTGGGTGCCTCCAGCAACCAAGCTTAATGTTCCGGCAGCTCCCAACAGCGTCACGTAAAACGCGATGGTGTCAGTCCCATTACAGAAAACAAAAGCCTCAACCTCAAGTAAGGTGTTGCAGCCAGCCACGGCCGCCAACTTGAAATTGGCATTGTTTGAACCAGAGCCCGCAATCCCTGCTCCGCTTTTATAAACAGAGAGATTGCCTGCGAATGTTTCCGCAGTATTGTCCGTTGGATTGATAACGCACTTGATACGATAATATCCTGCTGGTGGCGTAAAGTATTGTACACCATCATAGGCCACAGCTAGCGGATTCATATAAGCCGTTGCATCAAACAGCACGGGCGTCAACAGATTGTTAGTAATCGTTTGAGCCGCGGCCTTAGCAAACAGCGAAGTGCTGGTAGACGCCAACCCGTCCAAAGGACCAATGGTGGGCGTACTAAATTCAACGACATAAGAAACATACAGTTTCCCAATAGCGCTCGTTCCAGTAAAATTGTTCGTGCAACAATAAAAAGTCCCTACATCATACGTTTTTATGTCCCCATACGTCGCAGCGGTCCGCACAAATTTTCGTGGGTTCACCGCATGCATGTCCCGTGGGGAACAAACCATATTGATGTTTTTCCAGACACTGTCAGTGATGGAATTGGGATGGTCCACGGCATGGGTTTCACGAGTCGGTGCCGATCGTGTCGGATCAAACTCGGTCATCAACACAACAACTCCTTGAGTGGAGGTCGGCGCAATAGGAACCCATTCAAACTTCAAAGATCTGAAACGATATTCCTCATACTGCGTAGCTTGCGTTGAAAGCCATGGAAAGGTAGTTGCCAATCCGGGGTTAATTGAGAAGGTCTTAGCGACACCAAATGTCGTCGATCCATTCACGGTGTCGGCGATGAGCTCACGATGTGCAACAATCGTGGGCTTACCCCGTTTTCCGCTTCGAATCGACGCTCTGCGACCCGCTTGCCTGCTCGATATAGCAACAGGGGCTGAGTACGAGGGTGCATCCATGCTCTTCGACTTGTGGCCGGGGGCTGATGATGATCTGTATCCCTCGATCAGCCCGCGAACATTCTTCCCAATAGCTCCATAGTCGATCGAAGAAGCGACTGCTTTCGCTACCCCCTTCGTCACCGCTGACGAAAGAACCGACATAGTCGTAGAGTCGCCACGCCCAGCGTGACGCCGCCCGGAAAAAGGAACAATTGACATTAATTTTTGTTTAAGTGTTACGTGTTTTGTAATATCCCCACTCAGTGCAATCGGAACACTGGCTGCCATGACTTGCCTTTGGCGAAACGCAGTACCGTAATCTACGTCAGCCAACGTGTCGAATACCACGTGGCTCACCTGCGCTGGAAGTCTTTGGACTTTCTCAATCAACAACTCAGCTTGGACTATCTCTGCTTCTGTAAGCCCATAGCGAATTTCCATCATCGCAATGACGGCCGATCTTCGGATGTTGACTGGACTACGCACCGGTTTGACACTTTCACTAAGTCCGGTCATAGTTTTGTCACTGACAACGCCGAGGAACCTCAATTGTTTGGTCAATTGGCCAAGGATTGGATAGTTGTCAGGAATGTGGCCTAGTGAAAGGGCGATCTCTGTCGCCACCTCCGCTATTGCCACATGGTAAGGAGGACGAATCTTTTTCCCTTTAATTCGTTTCATTCCCATATGGATTGGGTTTTTCATAACTTTCCCAAGTTTGATCACTGCCGACGGAAGCGGAAGCCAGACCATTCCTTCTTCAGCTGGTACCCACCACCCTTTCAGAAAGTCTGCAACTTCATTTATATGCTCCGAGTCGGTAATCTTGAAACCCAAGCTCTGTGCCGCCATACCGATTGTGATGTCGCACTCCGTCCAATGCCAAAACGCAAAAACCATCAAGATCTGAACGGTATTGCACGTTGTTGTTTGGACGAAACCAGTGGGTAACTGGAAGGGGGCAGTCCCGCGAACGGACAGCCGACCTTTGCAAATCGTATACGGACAAGAACATTGCTCCCATAACAATTCCCGGATATCTTCGGGAACACCAATTAACTTCAACAACCCCATATAAAACCCCATAGAGGCTTCAGAATGGCATTGATCCATCATTGCAACGTCATAAGGATTGACTGTTCCATCAGGCATGCGGACGTATGTGTCGTCCCCGCATGCCAATACCTCCACGTACGTTGACCCCTGTATCTGACGATAAATTTCGTCAAGCCCCGCAGCATCATAGCCAGCGGCGTACCACAAGCGCATGATTTTCCCAGAACTCTGAGAAGCAATCGTCAGCCCATAAAACAACGCCTTAAAATACTTGGTGATGTCGCGACTGATCAATGCACATGCTGCATGATACGAAGGATGCAAATTTGTAATTGCTCGTGGACGGATTGAAACGCAGTCATCAAATTCCTTAAACTGTGTTATGGTCTCATTCCATTTGAGAGAAATCTCCTTCCCTCGGCAGTCCGTTTCGCCCTGTTCAAGGGCACTCGCCGCTTTCATTATGCGGTTCGCACGGCTGCCCATCTTCTTGCGCACTTCTGACCACGTTGTCTCAGCGTCAACTGGCAATGGAACCAACTGAACTTGAGCGAACATTAACGCGACCTCATCCCAGGCAACATCACGACATTCATCATAAGTTAGACGATGTCGTTCCGGCATGGGAAATGCATCATACAACTCCCTCAACCCTGTGGGCTTGTGGAGTCGATACAAAAGTGCCACCAGCAAATTTTTCTCATTGTTTGCCGGTTGCAGAAGGGAGCTCCCGGTTATAAGGACCGGAAAAATCCTATTGGTGGCGGTGGGTGGGTTAGAAAGCAACTCGAGCGCTTGCTCTGCAGTTACCAATTCCCCGTCCACTCGGATCTCCATTTCGCCCTCTATTTTAGGTGCAACAAGCGTGGGATTGGTCGTAGGAAGAACTTCAGTATCAGTGGGGAGATACGTAATTCCTTGAGTGTCCCTTGCGTGCTGCACGAGTCCATTGAAGAAAGCGTGGACAAAGACATTGCAGAACAACAGCAATGCCTTCGTTCGGTCAGAAGAACCGCGATGAAAGATATTGCATCCCAGAGTAGCCGCATGTAGAAAAAACGCGGGCGTGGCAGCAGCCACGCTAGATCTGGAAGCGTTTATCAAAAACTCAAAGGCAAAAATCCCAATACTAGCTCGAGGCCAGGCCATTTTGACAATTTCCTCAAATATGGGGGATAATTTGGTCACGCCAAACGGGGTACAGAAAATCCCCAGCATTTTTGACCACAAACCACTGAATTTGTTGACAACGAACGCCAACACCTTTCCGGCCGAAGCAGTGGTCCATTTGGCCATCATGGCCAACACTGCTTGCAACACTTTGTCCTTGCCGTTGAGCAAGACAACCCATAAAACGCGTGCCATGCGCCTGAGCTGACTGTAACCGGCTAGGATAGCCACACAAGCCATCATCGTGGTCCACCCGCGACCCCGAATCAGATACCGCAATCGGTCCAACACCGACAAAGCAGTAGGTTCGTTAGAACGCACCGCAAACAGCGCGTGTTCCGCCAACGCCGTCCTTGCTCGCATCGCAACCATCGTGTCAATGACATCTTCCTTCCCAGTAAACATCACATGCATTACCGTCCCATTAACAAGACGACTACGCAGTGCCGGAAACCGATTTAAAAGATGCACGAGTTCAGCATCTTTGTCCAGAGCTGAATTGACTTTAACGATACAAGTGTCCCAATTGAACCCAGACGGTTGTCTGTTTCGATAACCAGACAATTCATGGGCTATAGGGAGATGCACTAACATACCTTTATCCTTGTTTGACTTTACCATATATTTAACCACCGCTGGTAACAAAGTGACGAAACTATCCCACCACGTGGGCTGATTCCATTTCACGATTTTTGCGGTGTCGCATGATACTGACAGCAATGGGATGGCACCGGGCACTGAACATGTAGCGCGGACCAAATGATATGGTCCAAAACGCGCAACATCAGCAAAATCCAGCCCGTCATACGCGCGACTGAATGCCCAGTTAATGTCCGGATGTGGGGTGTAAAACATAGCACCGGGATGTGACGAAAACAAAATGTTTCCATTTTCGTCCCTAACCCATGCCCCCTCAGGGCCGATCACGTCGGCCCCAGCTTCACCAAAGAAAGCACGAAACAAGAGGTAAACCCTACCAGTCGTAGTGCGCTTGCAAAGTGAAAGCACATCCTCCGGAGTGAGAAAGTAAACGTCGAACACAATGGCTATGTCAGCATTTTCTTTATCTTCAAAGTCACGACGAGTAAAACCCCGCGCAACATCTCCGGCGATTGCCGTTCCAGGAACAGCAACAAACTGTACCTGGAGACCCTGCTTTGTCTCCTGGCCGTTCTCCATCTTGAGATACGGCGGACTACTGGCAGGGTTCAGTTTTTCCGATCGCGGCGATCCAAACCAATCAAAAACTTTCAGTTCTTGCTTGGCCACCCCTTCCAACGCAATGACGTGTTGCAGAGCCAACTCACGCGAAACATGACTGACTCCGTGTTCACTCACAGAGTAATGGTCGGCAAAATGTAACGGCCATCCCAAACGTTCTAAGAACGTTCGATTTGGCTCTTTCGCCGAGAGGTAAACTTCACGGGCATTGGCCCATCCGGCGATATCCGTCACCGGTTTGATTACCTTCTTGGGGACGACAGCGGCAACTTCTTTGCGCGCTCTCGATGAATCCCGACTACGCACTTTAGGTTTCTGTGAACCCCCGGTGCGTTTGTCGACGCGTTGCCCGTGTTTTGCAACATGGGCAGGCCGCCAGGACTCCAAAGGAATCCCGGCAGAAGAAGGAGGAGAAACCTGCTGTACAGCAGGTATCACACCCTTCCGCTCAGGCGAACCTGATCGGGCGCGTGTGCGACCACGCGACTTGAGTATACGCCGGTTAGACGACGTACCCGTAGATGTAGATGAAGCAGGAACTGATTCAGACATCTTGGATAACCTCTAACAAGCACTCTAAACGTTTATTAGGAACGTATAAAAACCTGATCGATGAG